ACCTTTTTCTCAATTAAAATATGAAAGGTTAATTGATATTAATAATGGTAATACAACTGCTATTCAATGGGGTTATTTTGTAGATGATAATGATGAAAGCTATTTTGGTAAACCATTAATTTTTTACCCTATTAGACAAACGCAAGGAGAATCAATTTCTTTTTTAACATCTTCAACAAACAATGATGAGGTAACACAGTATAATATACCTTCAAATAGTGTTGCATTATCTTCTGCTACAAGTTCATATAATATAAACTTTTATCAAGAAAATAACGAGTATGGTACTCTAAATAGTCCATCAGATATTGGATTTACAAATACATTATTTCAAGCATATTACAGTAATTATATAACAAGCGTTTTTAATCCAACAAATAGGATTACAAAAGTTACTGCTTATTTGCCTTTGAGAATATTAAGAAATTACACTTTAGCTGATAGGTTTGTAATAAACGGAAAGAGTTATAAAATAAACTCAATAAAAACTAATTTAAAAAATGGTAAATCTGATTTAGAATTACTCAACGATTTATGATAGAAAATATTTTAGAATTATTAAAACACGCAAACGGAGAAACAGAAAATATCCGTATTGCACAAGGTAAGAATAAACTACCTATTAGTTTAAAAGATGGATATAAGGCACTTAAACAAGAAATAAAATGGCAGAAAAAGTAGTAATTGATTTAGAGGCTAAAACTGGTAAAGCAGAGGCAAATATTCAAGATGTTGTTGATTCAATAAATGACTTAAATAAATCATTTGTTGAAGCAAATAAATCAAACAAAGAATCATTAAATAGTTTAAACAAAGGTACTAAAGTTTTAGCTAAAGGATTTAAGGGTGTTGGACTTGCAATGAAAGCTGCTGGTTTTGGTATTATAATGAAAATAGTAGATAAGGTTTCTGAAGCATTAATGAGAAACCAACAAGTTGCTGACACTGTTGAAACTGTATTTACTGCAATAGGGATTGTTTTTAAACAAATTAGTGATGTATTAATAGATGTATTTAAAAGTGTTTCAGAAACCACTGGAGGGTTTGATGCGTTACAAAAGGTTTTAGGTGGTGCATTATCTATTTCTATAAATCTTGTTGTAGGTGCTATTCAAGGAATGATACTTGGAGTTAAGAAAGCACAATTAGCTTGGGAAGAATCATTTTTAGGAGATGGCGACCCAGATACAATAAAGAGATTAAATTTAGAGATTGAAGAAGTTGGAAACAAGTTAGATGAAACTGGTAATAGAATAAAAAAAGCAGGAGGAGATATAGCAGATAATTTTGTTGAAGCAGTTGGAGAAGTTGGTACTTTTGCAGAGGGTGTTGCAGTAGGTGTTTCAGATGCTATTGATAAAATAGATGTTAAATCTGCTTTAAGTCAAGCAAAGAGAGTTGTTCAAAATAAAAAGAATTATGGTTTATTAGAATCACAAAGCCAAAGATTAATTGAACAATATGATTTAGAAGCAGAAACTCAAAGACAAATAAGGGATGATGATAGAAAAACTGTTGAAGAAAGAATAAAAGCAAATGATGAATTACTTAATGTTTTAAATAAACAAGCGACTGAAGAAAAGAAAGCTATTGATGCTCGTATTAATGCTTTAAAAGAGCAAGTAAGATTAGAAGGAGAAAGTAATGAATTAACAAAAGAACTATACGATTTAAATACAGAACTTATAGCTATTGATGCAAAGGTAGCAGGGTTTAAATCTGAACAATTAGTTAATGAAGTTGGTTTACAAAAAGAGATTTTAGAAATAACAAACTCACAAAAAAATGCAGATGCAGAATTAAATGCTAACAAGAATCAATTTGCAGCAGAACAAATAGATAATGACCTTGCAAGATTAGAAAGACAAAAATTATTAAACGAAGAAGAAACAAAATCAGAAGTAAAAAGATTAACAGAAAAAAGAGATTTATATAAAAAGGGAACTATTGCTTTTCAAGAAGCACAAAATGAATTAAACGCATATCAACAAGCAAGTGGACAAAAACAAGTTCTTATAGAAAAGCAGATTGCAAAAGAAAAAGAGAAAACTGTACTTAATACTTTAGGAGCAATCGCAGGGTTATTAGGTAGTAATAGTAAGTTTGGAAAAGCATTAGCAATTACCCAAGCATTAAGAGATACTTATGCAGGAGCAAACAAAGCACTTGCACAAGGTGGTATTTTTGGGTTTATTGGTGCAGCGGGTGTTATAGCATCTGGTATTGCAAACGTTAAACAAATAACCTCATCCAAAGAACCTTCAACTCCTTCATTTGCAACTGGTGGTGGTGGAGTTTCAGCAAGTGCACCTCCAACACCTCCAACTCCTTCTTTACCACCTGCATTTAATGTAGTGGGTGCAAGTGATACTAATCAGTTAGCAGAGGCAATAGGTGGACAATCACAACAACCTATTCAAGCGTTTGTAGTATCGAATGATGTTAGTACTGCACAAGAAATGGATAGAAATATTATTGAGGGTGCATCTATTGGATAAAAGACAAAATAAAAAAAATATAACTATATACAAATATGAATATAATTGAGTTAATATTAGATGAGGAAAATAATGAAATAGGGATTGAAGCAATTAGTGTTGTAGAAAATCCTGCTATTGAAGAAGATTTTATTGCCTTAAATAGTAACATTATAGAATTAGCAGAAGCAGATAAAGAAAAAAAATTACTTGTAGGTGCTTTATTAATACCAAACAAACCAATTTACAGAAAGAGCGGAGATGAAGAATACTACATTTATTTTTCAAAAGATACTGTAAGAAAAGCATCTCAAATGTATTTGATGAATGGAAATCAAAGCAATGCTACTTTAGAACACGAACACGATATAAACGGATTAACACTTGTTGAAAGTTGGATAGTTGAGGATGAGGTACACGATAAGACCAGGAAGTATGGAATGAATGTACCGGTAGGAACTTGGATGGGTTCTGTTAAAGTAAACAACGATGAGGTTTGGAATGACTTTGTAAAAACTGGAAAGGTAAAAGGATTTTCTATTGAGGGTTACTTTGCTGACAGAATGGAAAGACCAAAAGAACCGATAAACGACTTACAACAAGAATTAAGTAAAATAGAAGAAGCAGAAGCGGAGTTTATGTTATCTCAAATAAAGGCAGTTATCAAGAATGATAAACGACTTAAAAAAGGTAAACGTACAGAAATGGAAAGTTTTTCTGACTATCCACAATCAGTAAGTAACAATGCTAAAAGAGGTATTGAATTAAATAAGAAAGTAAATAATAAATGTGCAACACAAGTTGGTAAAGTAAGAGCGCAACAATTAGCAGACAGAAAGCCAATAAGTATGGAAACAATTAAACGTATGTTTTCTTATTTAAGTAGAGCAGAAGAATATTACAAAACTGGAGATACAGAGGCGTGTGGTTATATATCTTATTTATTATGGGGTGGTAAATCTGCAAAGACTTGGGCAGAATCTAAAATAAAACAAGATGAGAAAAAAAAATAATTCAACTCCAAGCAGTACAAGTCCAAGAGCAAGTAAAAGAGGATGTTTATGTAAAGATAATACATACTCAAGAAAGTGTTGTGATGGTAGCTTACAAGCGCAAGGAATAGGTAAAACCTCAACGACAGTATAAACGAAAATACAAATTAATTTTTTTAATACTATATATTTATATGAAACCAAGTGAAATGTTAAATCAAGTAAAAACTCTTTTAGGAGTTGAAGTAAAACTTGAACAAATGAAATTAGAAAACGGAACTGTTTTAGAAGCAGATAAATTTGAGGGTGGCAATGAAATCTTTATCGTAACTGAAGATGAGAGAGTTGCTTTACCAATCGGAGAATACGTTTTAGAAGATGGTCAAACTTTAGTAATCGAAGAAGAGGGTATTATCAAAGAGATAAAATCTGAAGGCGAAGAAGCTAAAGAAGAAGAAGTAGAAGAAGAGGTTGTTGTAGAAGCAGAAGAAGAAGAAAAAGAAGAAATGTCTTATGCTACTAAAGAAGAACTTGCCGAGGTTAAATCAATGGTTGAAGAAATCAAAGCAATGTTAGAACCTAAAGAAGAAATGAGTGAAGAGCCAAAAGAGGAACTTAAAGAAGAAGTAGAACTTTCAGAAGTTGCTCAAGAGGTTGTAAGCGAAATTCCAACAGAGGTTGCACAAGAATTATCTGAACCTGCTGCTGAACCAATTAACACAAACGCTGAAGTTTCTAAAACACAAGTAAAATTCAATATAGCATCTAAAAGAAAGATGTCTACATTGGACAGAGTAATGAGTAAAATAAATAAACTTTAATAACAAATAAATTAAATAAAAATGAGTGTATCTTTAACATCAACTTATGCAGGAGAATTTAGTGGTAAGTATATCGCTGCTGCATTATTATCTGCATCAACTTTAGATAGTGGTGCTATTTCAATTCTACCAAACGTAAAGTTCAAATCTGTTATCCAAAAGGGAGCAACTGATGACATCGTAAAAGATGCTTCTTGCGACTTTGTAACTAATCAAGGAACTTTAACTTTAACAGAAGCAATTTTACAACCAGATGAATTTCAAGTAAATTTAGAATTATGTAAGAAAGACCTTCACGCATCTTGGGAAGCTGAACAAATGGGTTATTCTGCTCACGATAATTTAGCACCTTCATTTGCTGAATTTGTAATTGCTCACGTATCTGCTAAAGTAGCTGACAAAACAGAAAAAAATATCTGGTCTGGTGCAACTGCAAACAGTGGAGAATTTGATGGATTTACTGCAAAATTAACTGCTGATTCTGATGTAATTGATGTAGCTGCTGCAACTGTAACTTCTGCAAACGTAGTAGTTGAATTAGGAAAAGTAGTAGATGCAATTCCAACTGCTGTTTACGGACAAGAAGATTTAACTCTTTATGTTTCTTCAAACGTAGCAAGAGCATACATTAGAGCATTAGGAGGATTTGCAAGTGGTATCGGTGCAAATGGTTCTGATAACAAAGGAACTCAATGGTACAATGGAGGAGAATTATCTTTTGATGGTATCAACATCTTTGTTGCAAAAGGATTAGCTGACAACACTATGGTTGCTGCACAAAAATCAAACTTATATTTTGGAACTGGTTTATTATCAGACCAAAACGAAGTGCGAGTTATTGATACAAGCGAAACTTTAGGGGATATGAACGTAAGAGTAATAATGAGATTTACTGCAGGAGTACAACACGTATTCGGTGGAGATATCGTTCTTTATTCATAGTAATTAATTAATAATCATTAAAGAGGGGTGGGTTCTTGCCTATCCCTTTTTTATTTAAAACAATATAAAATATGGCTTGTGCAGTAACAAAAGGAAGAAGTTTACCTTGCAAAAGTTCAGTAGGTGGTTTAAAAAATGTTTACATTTTAGATTACTCTTCTGCTATTGCAGCGTTAAGCGATTCTTCTGGAACAATAACATTACCAAGTGATGGTAGTGCAGAGTTTTTCAAGTACGAAATAAAAGGAAATTCAAGTTTAGAAACTGCCGTTACATCTTCAAGAGAAAACGGAACTACTTTTTATGAAACTACTTTGAATCTTACATTAACTACTATTGATGTAGCAACTCAAGAAGAAATTAAACTACTTAATAGAGGGCGTGCTCACTATGTAGTAGAGGATTATAACGGAAATTATTTTTTAATTGGTAAGGATAATGGTGCTGAAATAAATAGTGGTACTATTGTAAGTGGTGCAGCAATGGGAGATTTAAGTGGGTTTACACTTGTAGCTTCTGCACAAGAAACTGCTCCTCCATTTTTTGCAACTGCACCAGATGTGAGTTCAGTTACACCTATTGACCCAAATGCTTAATTAAATTTAACTTTATATTAAAGGGGTATCTTAACGGATACCCTTTTTTTTATTCAATACACACAAAAAATAGTATTTATTACTATATACTAATATGAAAGTATTAACTACAAGTACAAACCAACAAACCATAAAAGTAATACCACGAGATTATGTGGGTACTGTTACTTTAAAATTAAGAGATGATAGTACTAATGAGGTTACTACTGCAAGTGTAAATACTGTTACTGATAAAGATTATTTAAGCGTTTCTTATGCGTTTAATCTAAAAGAGGGTAGGTATTATGATTTAACACTTTTAAATGGTTCTGATGTAATTTATTTAGATAAAGTATTTTGTACAGACCAAACAATTAACCAAGATACCAACGATTACTATTCAGTTAATAAAAACGAATACGTAACAAAAGAAGGTAATAATGATTATATAGTTTTATAATATGAATGATTTAAGAGTATTAAATTTATCGACTTACACAAGTCCTAAAATAAAGGAAACGAAAACAGATAATTTTGTTTCTTATGGAGAGGATAACAATTATTTTCAGTTTCTGATTGATAGGTATAATGGTAGTGCAACAAACAACGCTATTATAAACGGAATGTCAGAGATGATATTTGGTAGAGGTTTAGATGCAACAGATAGTTCAAGAAAACCAGAAGCGTATGCACAAATGATTACTTTATTTCACGATGATTGTGTAAGAAGATTATCAAGTGATTTAAAATTAATGGGACAATGTGCAATGCAAGTAATATATTCTAAAGACAGAAAAACTATTGCAAGAGTAGAACACATACCGGTAGAAACATTACGAGCAGAAAAGTGTAATGAAAAAGGAGAAATAGAAGCATATTATATGCACCCAGATTGGGAGAACTATAAAAAGAACGATACTTTACAAAGAATTGAAGCATTTGGATATGGTAAAGAACCAATACAAATATATTATGTAAAACCTTACAAGGCAGGATATAAATATTATTCTCCGGTAGATTATCAAGGTGGTTTACAATATGCTGAACTTGAAGAAGAAATATCAAACTATCATATTAATAACATTATGAACGGATTAGCACCAAGTATGCTAATTAATTTCAATAATGGAACTCCAGACCCAGAACAAAGACAATTAAT